TGAAGTTTGATTCTAATCATTCACTATCTAGTCCATCTAATAGTGATATTAAGAAGTCATTAATACATAGTAAATTACCCAAACCATTTGATAAGGTCACTACTAGACCAGTTAGACTTGGTCCATATATTGATAGTGAAGGTTTGCTCCAAATACCAATGTATAAAGCTATACTTGGTTATGGTTTTGAGGCACCCACTATTGAAGACACAGTTCTAGTGCAAGCATCTAGTTCTTATGAACAATTAATTCGATCCAAGACTGAAAAGTTCAAAGATAGGAGAGTTTGGTCTATCAAAGAAGCTCTACATGCCAAAAATAATGTTAGAGGTATTGCTTCCTCTACTAGTTCTGGATATCCTATGAACCTTAAGAATGTAGAGGATCTTAAGAAGAAATACTTGAATCATTTTAATGCTCAAGAATTTGATAAGGCAGAATTATACTATATTAAAATAGAAACTCGTATTGGTGAACTTATTGAATTATATGATAATAATATTAGACCTGCTTTTATTTATTATGACTTTCCGAAAGATGAAACTAGAGAAATAGGTAAAGATTGTCGTATGATTTCTGGTTCACCATTTGATTACTTGTTGTTAGTAAGGATGTACTTTGGTGCTTTCATGGATGCTTTTATTGGAACTAACATAGATGTTGGCTCTGCAATAGGAATTAATCCTTTTTCTTGTGATTGGGATCGACTTGCTAGAGAGCTAAGAAAATTTGGTAGGGTTAATGATGAATACAAGGTTGGTGCTGGAGATTATAAGAAATATGATGGCCATGAACAACCTGCAATTCATAATGAAACCTTAGATATTATTAATGCTTGGTATGGATATAAAGACGAATATGGAACTAAAATTAGGACCTTTTTATGGGCTGAAATTACCAATTCAAAACATCATTTTTGCAACGAGTTAATTGAATGGTCTAATTCCATGCCTAGTGGTAACCCTATGACTGCTATTATAAATACCATGAATAATAATATCTATTTCAGATGTTCATGGATAATATTAGGTAACCCTATCTATGATTTTAACACCCATGTATATTTTGTAGGCTTAGGAGATGATAATAGTTATTGTGTCCACCCCAAATATCATCACTCTTTTAATGAGATGTTATTACCTGCAGCAATGCATAGTTTAGGACAAATATATACTACTGAAACTAAAACTGAGGCTTCTGAAGTTTTTAGAAATCTTGAGGATATTGAATTTCTTAAACGAAAATTTATATTTTCTATTGAAGCCAATAGATATATAGCCCCTTTGCGTCCAGAAAGTATGATTAATATGCTTAACTGGACAAAAAAGAAAAAGAATGGGAAGGAGAGAAAATCCCCCGAACAAATAACTGTAGATAACATTGCTACAGCCCTTAGAGAATTTGCTTTACAT